TCAGTCTAATGTCACATAAAAACCCTTAAATACCGCATTTATCGTGCTTTTTGTTAAGTTCATAAGGGGTCGTCTGGTATACGTAATAAGTTTTCCAAGTTAAATATATTATGCATCTTAAACCCTCTTATTTTGTGGTTTTTTCAGTTTTAATGTGTGTAGTACTACACACTTACTACACAGCACTTTTCTTAAAATCAACAATGTTGTCCTTGTCTTTCACAATTCTTTCAATATCTACTGCCGCTCTTTCTTCTGTTACATGTGTATATAAATCCATTGTCATTTTAAGAGTTGCATGACCTAAATATGATTGAACAACTTTTGCCTGCACACCTGCTTCAAAACATCTTGTAGCAAAAGTATGTCTTAAAGTATGTCCACTAAACACAGGAAATTCGTTATCAAAACTTCTTGCAAGATTTATCTGCTTAACAATAGCTTTAATTGAATCTGAATAAATCTGCGAATTGAGAGGCGTGTTATAACTTGTCACAAACAAATAATTGTTCTGCTCTTTAGGTCTTTTGCACTTTACAATATCCTTTAATTCGAACTGCTTTTCAAGATATTTAATGCATTCGCTGTTAATAGGTACTTGTCTATAACTCTGTTTGGTTTTAGGCGGCTCAATGTGAAAAGTTTTGCACTTATCATCAAGGTATTTTTGATACACAAGTGTCTTATTAACATCAATATACCCCTCATCTAAGTGTATATCATTAGGTGTAAGTGCAAACAATTCCCCTGGCCGCAAGCCTGTATTAACTGCCACATTATACAAATTATCGTAAAATGTCCCTTTACTTGCTTCTAAAAACTCTATCTGTTGTTTTGCTGTTAGTGTGAAAGCTTTAAGTTCTTTATCAGCCCTAAGCTTTACACCTTTTGCTGGATTTTTAATCATTAAGTCATCTTCTATTGCTCTACTGAACATATCATTAAGTATAACCTTAATCTTGTTCTGCCGTTCATATTTATAATTGTCATCAGCTATTTTATCAATTAGTGTTTGAATATCTGATTTAACAAAGGAATTTATGTTGCGATTTCCTAAAAAAGGTGATATATTTTTATTGTATATGTGAGTGTATTCTCTAAGGGTATTAGGGCGTACACTTTTCTTTTTGTACACTTCTATCCAACGATTAAACCAATCGTCCAGCTTAATATCATCTCTAATGCTTGTAAATTGAATATTTTCTGCTATTGCAACAGCCAATTCTTTTTTAACTTCTGATAACTTTGTGCCATAAATATATTTAATCTTATTAAATCTATCTTTATATCTCCCTTGATACACACCGTCCTTTCGCTGCGACAATCCTACACCTAGTTCTTTACCTTTTAAATCTTTTCCCATTCAAAAGCTCCTTTCTTTTGAAAAAAGCCTTGATATAGACAACCACATATTACTACATCAAGGCATATATTTCAATATATCTCTATATTTCGTTACTTTTTTCTATATAGTGCTCAAACTCCTTACGCTTAACAAGCCTCTTATTCCCAACTCTTAAAACAAATGGACAGCTAATTTCATTAAGCATACTGCTGATTCTATTAATTCCGATATTGCTATATTCGGACGCTTCTTCAACTGTTAATGTAACTTTTTCCCATATAGGAATTGTTTTAACCATGTCATCAGTCCTTTCTATCTTGATTTTTATATCCTTAACTCTTCTTGAAATTGTTGCTTTGGATAACATAAGTCTTTGACTAACCTGTTCTAAGCTCATATTACCCACAAGCAACTTGAAAATTCTTAGTTCCTCTTCTGTGAAATTGGCATTTTCAATTATTTCATCAAGCTCCGGCTTAGTCAGTCCCGAAAACTTCATAAGCCTATCTCCTTATTTAAACTTAATATGTTCTATTCCTGTTTCTTCGTATAACTGATTAACAAGCTCTTCCGCTGTGAATAATCCGTCATTATAGTTATCTATAAGTACTTTAAGTTCTCTCTGTACTTTTGTTAATCTCTGCTGTCCGAAACCGAACTTATCATGTAGTACCCACATAATTAATATCAATGCTGATTCAAAATTTTTTTCTGGTGTTCATTGCTAATTCTGTTCATCTGAACACGCAACATTTGTTCCTTAAACTTTTTCTGTTCTGCCTTGCTCATATTTTCACTTCTTTCTTAGAAACTGATTGTCGTATCGCCAGTAGTGCTTGCTGTTATCATTCTTAAGGCTTTTACCCCTTTCATAGTCTGTCTGCCAGCATTTCTGACACAATTGCCCTTGTGGTCTGTTAATAGGTTCTCCACAGTAATAGCACAAGTGATTTTCTTTGCGATATTCTTTTATATTTTGCCTATTTTCAGTTCTTTTTCTGTGGATAGCATTATCTTTACTCTGACATATAAAACACTTTGCTTTACCCTTAACAGCTTTAGCCTTGCCACATCTAACACATATGCCAGCTTTTCTACGTTCAGCATATAAGTTTTTTGAATATTGTTTAAATGCTTCATTGTTTTTTCTTCGCTTATCATCACTTAATGGGTGATTAGCTCTATATTCAGCTTTGTTAGCCAAACATTCCGGACATATCTTTTCATCACCCACAAGTTTATTTTTGCGACATTCCGGGCAAATTTTAAACTGCCTGCAAAGTTCTCTAGTTTCTCTACTGTAAGTCGTTTGCTTCTCCCTACATTCTTCACAATAAAAGCCTTTTCTATCAAGCGGCTTGCCGCATTTAGGGCACAATCCATTCTCTCGGCGGTAATTATATAATTTCTTCTGCGGACTAATTGGCGTTGTCTCCATTGAAAATCAACCTCTCATTCTGTCAATTCTATCTTGCACTTCTTTAGGTGCTTCAATATATTCTTCTGCGTTTGTATTTTGACCAATAAGGACATTTTCTTTGATTGTAGGTGTATTTATATCTCTTTGGAATTTTTGCTGGAATTGAGCTTTATACGAAATTGCATTCGTCTTTTCGATAAGTGACTTAATGTCGTCTGGCATACGATTTATTTCATTTGCACGCTTAACAACTGTTTCATAGGTTCTTAAGAAATTCGATTGTATTACTGTTTCAATCGTCTGATAATCTGATGTTGCCCAGTTTTTAAGGTTATCTGGCAAACCAACCGCCTGTTTTACAAGTGGCGGTAGCTTGTTAAATTCTTCAACTGCTCCATAAGTACCATTCCGTAACGCCTTACTAACCAATCCCCAAGCTGTCATTCCGTCAAGCTCCTGTGGCTGTGATATTGTCTGTATCTTACCTATCAACTGTCCTATACTTGGAGCAAATCCGCTTATATCAGAGTTGATGTATGCTTTAAGTGCAACTGACACTTGTTCATAACTGTAATTATTCAGCATCATATTCCACACATCTACTGTTTCGGATAAGTTGTTAGGCTTGTAGTTAGGGTAGCAATCACACATAATGCGGATGATTTTAACTGTTTCTTCTCTTGTCATTGCCATCTCCTTTCAGTTGATTAGAAATAGTATCTAATTTGTCGCATATAATAGCACTATTAATCGCTATTGTTCTTAAAAGTGATTCAACCCTTCCGTTGTGCGGATAATCGTATCTGAAATTAATTCCATTAAGTGTATCATCTAATCTGCTCATTCTTACTGCCCCCCCCTTTTTTTTACACATTATCCCAGTCAATAGCACCCTTATTGAAAATCTGATTGCCTTGCTTATTAGAATTATCTTCTTTCAGCTCAAACAGTCCTTGCCAGCAATGGTCTACTGACTGATTAAGAATTTTAACAGCCAAGTCATTATCTCCACCTGACAGCTTTTCAAGAGTGTTCATAGCCCTATGTAATGCCTTGTCGGTACATATAGGTTTTTTAATTCTCTTACGCATTGTCACATACTCATTAAATGCTTCATCAAGTAATTCATCATCTGGGTAATAACTTTTCTTTTTGGATATTACGTTAGTAATATCTTTTTCTTTTATATTCTTATCATTCTTTAATTCTTTATCATTATTACATTCTTTACATTCTTGTATGTGTTCCGTCACCGTTTCCGTTGGCGTTTCCGTAAGTGTTCTATCGGTGTTTCCACTACTGTTTCCGTTGGTGTGTTCGTTAGTGTTTCCGTTACTGTTTTCTGAAAACTGGAAAACACTATAATTTACTATGGTTAGAAGTGTTCTATTATCATTGCTTTCTTTTTGCACCATATTTTCATTTTCTAGCATTTTTAAAAAACGATATGTTCTATTTACACTCCAATTCCATTTCAATGATAACTGTCGGACAGATGTTAAAATCTGCCCCCTTGTTATTGTAATTATTTCTCCATTGAATAATAGTTTTGTATCTGAATGGTTAGCGGTAAGCAATAAATCAACCCAAGCTGAGCGCTTGTCAAATGGTTCATTTACTCGCCATATCCAACAATCCAGTAGTTGCCTATGCAATTTTATCCAACCTTTATTCATAGTCTACCTCTTCAAGTTCTGTCACATTGTTACTTCACTAAATCGTTAATGTTAATTCTGAATCCGTCAAATTCCTTGCCTTTACTCTTGATGTAAGTTGTTGTATCAAAGAACATCAAATTGCCCTCTCTGTCTGTTGCCATACTAACACCATTCCTTACAAGACTACCTTTTAGCAAATCTAGGACTATTTGTATTTCCTGTTTTGTATTGTCTGTCATTCCGCACCTCCGATAAAATCCTCAATATTCATTTGCGGGTCTTTTGGAAACGCAAGCATTTCATTTTTAGCACGCTCGTAAAAATTCCTGTCAATTTCGAATCCGTATGCACTTCTACCAAGTTCTGTGGCAGCTCTTAGTGTGCTACCACTACCGCAACAAGGGTCAATAACTACGTCTCCCTCGTCTGTAAAAATCTCAATCAGTTTCTTTAATACCGATACAGGCTTTTGTGCAGGATGAATTTTAGGAATATCTTTACTATCTTTATCCCAAGTAAACCAGTTAAATACCATATGTCCTGTGCCTCTGATATTTTTCCCATTTTCATCAACCTGTAAGCCATTTCTGAACTTAGGGAGTTTATCTCTGTAAAGTACAAGTGCATATTCTGTAGCACCAACAATACGCATATTAGCTTTAAGTACCTGTGGACTGTATTTCTTGCAAAACACAAGCGGTATATAGTGCACAAATCCGTGTTTATTCGCCGCCGCAATAAGTGTCTGTAACTGTTCAAATGCACAAAACACAATCATACAAGGACTATTACTACTTCTGCCCCTAGCAACATTCTTTTTGTCCTCTTTCTTCAACATCTTTGAACAAAAATGGAAGTATTCATACAGATTAAAGTTAAAGTCAGAGTTAAATGCCGCCTTTTTTGCGAATTTGCTTTCTCCATTCTTATTGTCGCCGCCGTTGTACCACATAGGGTTACTACCATAAAAGTTAGTGCCAACATTATATGGTACATCAGCAATAATAAGCTGTGCTGGCGGTATTGCATATTTCTTGTAATTCTGCATAGAATCACGATAAATTTCACATTTAATTTTCTTCTTATTCATTTCATCGCCAAAAGGAAACCTTGGTTTTATGTCCGGACAACCTATTCCTTTCTTTGATTTTTAATTAGTTAAATCTGTTTCTCGGAAGAGTAAAATCTACTCTCTGACCACAGTTATAGCACCACTTGTAAGAGTATTTAATAATATCTTCTCCTGTAAAAATCTGACCGCATACAGGACATTTATAATCATCTACGCTATCCTGTATGGCAATTATATCTTTTTCTTTCAGCTTTTCTTTTAAGTGGTCTAATACCTCTATGCAATCATTTCTTTTCACTCTAAATCACTCGCTTTCTTTTCTTTTAAAATCCTCACAAGCCACTGTTTTACTGCAAGCATAAAAATCTGCCCCAAACGGATTTCTTGTTCTCAAATAGCCAAACTCGCAAATGTTACAAAAGTGACTTCCCTCATTGCTTTTACAATCGTTAGGTTGTTCTTTTGTTATTTCATCAACTTTCATCTGTAATCTTTCATTTTCATTGGAAAGAGTTTCTATTCAATCCATAAGCCAAGAATAATCTTTACTGCTCAAAATTCTCATTCTGTATCACCCACTTTCAATAAATCCATAAACTTCTCATACTGCTTCTGTGACACCTTATTATTAGCCTTATCCGCTCTCAATTCGATTTTAAGGTGTTTTTCTGCTATATTGGATAATTCCCTTGCAAGGTTCTTTCTGCCTTGCTGTATGCCGTCACGATAACCTTTAGAGGGTTTAAACTCATTTATCTTTTCTTTGCCCTCCCCTTGACCGCCAGCTGTCTTGTTATAGCGACATTGATAGCCTTTCTTAGTGTACTCCAAAATCCAGTACTGTTCCCATTTGTCTAGTTCGGATTCGGGATAGTTGATAAAATTCAATCTCCATCCATAATGATTTTCAAAACTATAAAAGCCTCTCTTTTTAATAGACAGGTCTATGTGTTGATACCCTACAAGATGCCCGCACATTCTTTGACATATATGCACTGCCTGCCCTATGTAAAAGTATGAAATATTGTTTTCGTCAGTTCTTGTTAAAAAGTATATTCCACTCCTGTCATTCAGCTTTGGATTTATCTTTAGAAGTCGCTTTCGATTTTCTGATTCTATAGCTTTTGCCTGCCTTAACTTCTTATAATCCATAATTGTACCTCTTAATTAAATGGTAGCCCCTCGTCAGCTACATCATCTGGAACAGCCATAAAGCCATCATTACTGCTGTTGCCGCCCATAATTCCATTGTTACCACTCTGCTGATTAGTACGGCTTTCGCAGAACTCGTGTCTTTCAACAACACAATCATTAGTGTAGACTTTCTGTCCGTCCTTGTTAGTGTAATTACCTGTCTGCCATCTGCCCTCAACGATAATCTTAGTTCCCTGATGAAGATACTTCTCTGCAAACTCTCCATTCTTGCCAAACGCGATACAGTTAATAAAGTCTGCTGCCTGTTCGCCCTCTTTCTTGAAAGCTCTGTCAACAGCTAATGTATATCTTGCTACTGCCATACTTCCGTTTACTGTCTGTGAATATCTAATCTCTGGCTCTCTAGTCAGCCTCCCACATAAAATTACTCTGTTCATTATTTTTCCTCACTTTCTTCTGCTTCCACATTGTCTACTGCAAGTGCTAAAAATTCGTCAAATTCGCATTTCTTTCTGTCGCAACTCCAAACTGAGCACCACCTATTTTCTTTCTCACACCAAAACATCACTAAGCCTTTCAAATCTGTATTTCTGTTCTGCGTTAGGATATTTTTCCTTATCAACCTCGCTCATAAACATTTCAAGAGGTCTGTTCCAAATATGTCCCTCATATTCATACGCAACCGACATTTCCTCTGTCTCGGTATGCCTTGAAATACCGATAACTGTAACAATCTTGCCTAACTTGAAATGCTTATATTTCTCACCTTTCTTAGGTAAAGGTCTGTCAAATTCTGTGCTAATATTATCTTTCTTGAAATGTCTTGTGAGTAATGTGAGGTCACAGTTTGGTTTGTCTTCGCCATCAAGATTAAATTCTTCTGACTGTTCGATATGTAACTGCTGCCACCACTCACCATACATAGCACCCATATAACTTTCTAAGTCCTTAGAAGTGGTATATCTATCAGATACCAAATATCCACTTATTCTTAATATTCTTGCCATATTATTCCTCACTTTCTAATAACTCTGGATTGTCAAATATATTGCCGATAACTTCAACGTACTTTCGTTCAAGTGCATAAAATCCTAAATTACAGTAGCAATATCCGCTTTCTTTTCCTTTTGAATAACTATAATCAAGCGTCCAATCGCTATTATTATATTTTACTATTTCCGGATATTCTTCTTTTCTGTCACAAATGTCATTTTCCCAAATCAGCTTGCCATTCTTGTCTTTTAAGCCTGTACATTGGCATAGGGTGGATGTGTAGATTTCGTGAAAGTGGTTCGGATATTCAACGATAAAATGTCCTGTTTTTTTACAATCTTTAGGATAACAAGTGTTCACATACTGTCCAATCACCCATTCTCCGTTATCAACTCTCTTTGCTTTAAATAAATATCTATCGTTCATCTATTCCACCTGCCTTTACTATTTCGATTGCTCTTTTAACAGGAATGAGATAATTATCACTGTTACCGCTTCCATATAGTTTTACTAAAGAGTCCGTTTTTAATTGCTCCACAACTTTATCCGCATCATAGGCGGTTGGATATTTATCCAGTAATATCAATACTGTATTTGTATTGAGCAAAGTTCCGTTACTTAAAGTAACTGATTTCAAATTTTTCTTTAGTGCATCAGCGTCAATCAATCTCATTGTTCGCCCTCCTGTTCCATGCTTCTACGGCTCTTTTCTTGCATTTCTCGATATTTTCCATCGTGTCATCCTCTTTGTTCGTGTCCGGGCAAAATCCATCTGTTCGTGCTCCACATCCGCATGCGCACCAAATGGTAAAACCGTAAGATTTCATAGCTGCTTTAATTTTTGCTTCTCCACCACAGAACGGGCATGGTTTAAGTTCTTTACTCATTCTTGATCACTCCAATCCAACTTCTGACCGCAATTATCACAATATTTCTGCTTATCAGCTAATCCATTGCCATTACAACAAGGACATAAAACAAACTCCTTATCTTCTGTAAAATCGGGTTTCTTAGGTATCTGCTTTTCAAGTGCCTTGTCTGCTAATTCAAAAGCGTCTCGAATGGCATTATCCTTAAAGTTTTTTGATATTTGATAACCATAAGTATTGTAAATATGTTGTAGTAGCACTCTAGCATCTGTATTTTCCATATTTATCTCCTATTCCGCTTCTGATTGAAGCCACTCCATACAACTAGCTTCTCCCTCGTATTCCTCACCGAATGTGTTTTTAAATCCGACAAGAAATTCTGCTAACTCTTCATCAGACATATTTCTAATTCTGTCAGCATTAGTAGTTACTTTGCGGTCTGGTATTCCGATAGGGTCTAAACGTATATTTGCACTGCTGACCTCGTCACACTTCATTCTGATTACCTCTCAATTCTTTCAGTTTTGCTTCGGCTTCGGATTTTGTGAGGAATACAGTTTTATCAAACATAGATTGTTTTAACTGCGAATTGATTTCAAATTCATCAACTTTTACATTGAAAGCAATTTCTTTTTCAGTAATCAGTATGCTTAATACAACCGATTCATAAATAATTGGTTTATTATTATTAAATCCAATTGCATATACTGTATCTCCCACTTTGCAAGGCAATTTCAGAAGTCTGCCTTGTTCTTCTAAGTCCTCGTAATCTCCCAATTTCTTAATAAGTAAGTCTTTAAATGTATAAGAATTTTCGCCACAAGGAAGATTGTCAGCCACTCCAAAGCTTCCATCGCTATATGTCTTTGTTAATCTCTCCATTCCTACTCCTTTCTAAAACGGACAACTGTTTGGATTTTGCAAAATCCAACTCTTACCCTGTTCCGCAACGTCCACATTCGCCCCATTTACGGCATTTTTCATTTTCTCAATAAAACTATCCTTATCAGCATTTTCACTTGATAAATGGCACATTATGACGTTCTGTAGGCTGTCTGAATAATTTGCCTTAACAAAATCGCAAGCCGTGTCAATGGATAAGTGACCTCTGAATACGTGATTGGCTTTCGGATTGTCGGTATCAACTAAATCCTTGTCATAGTTCACACCTAACAAAATGTGGTTTATGTCCTTGAACTTCCACTTAATAACTTCACAATCCGTTATGTAAAGCATTCTCCCCATTTCCTTGTGAGTTATCAGAAAGCCGAATATCGGGCAAGCTGTTCCGTCTGCATTGGTGTGTGTCCAGCTTCCGTCTATTGTCGTTAAATCAAACATCCGTATATTGAACTCTGTTTCCATTTTCATAGATTCAAGGCTTAGGTATGGAGCAAAAACAGGTATTCCCATATTTATAAAATCTTTTAACGATTTATTATGGTCTGAATGCTGGTGGGTACATATCGCACCCACAACATCTTTAACATTCCAATTCAAGCCTTTCTTAATCTCCTTAATCGGTATTCCACAATCAAGAATAAGTGTTTCTCCGCTGTCTGCCTGTAGCAAATAGCAATTGCCAGCTGATGATGAGCCTAAACATTTTAATCTCATACTCACACCTCGATTTCATTATTCTGTGGAAATCGAAAAATGCCACTTTCACCATAATTAGTAAATTCATTTCTCAACATTCCCGTAGCTTTTATAGCCTTTTCTTCGCTTGAATACTCTGCCAACTTTGTGCCGTGCGATGTGGATGTGTTGTGGCAATAAATACAAGCATATTCCACATCTTTGCATTTCCCACTTGCTATAGATAATGAAAAATAATCATATGGAACATCTATTGTTCCGTCCTGTGAAATTACTCTCATACTCAATCTCCTATTCTGCCTGCATAAATGGCGGCAATGTGCTATCTTCTACCTGTTCTTCGGTTACTTCCGTGGCTGTGCCCTCGATAATGTCGCTTTCTTCAAAATCAACGCTGTTTGCGTTCTGCTCAATATCATTTTCAGCTAACTTCTGCGGGTCTGTTTCAATCTCCATTCCGCTTAAGAATGTATTCTGCTGTGTCGGATTCTCAAAATCTAACTCAATATGCTTGCAAAGCCTGTGAAGTACAGTTTTCTTATACATCTCACCTGTGAAATTCTTCCAAGCTGGGCTATTGCTTGCCTTACTTGACTTTCTTGTGTTTTCAAGGTCTGCAAGGCTCATTGTGTCATACTGCATACCACCATCAGCATATAAGCAAACAGCAAATGCACCGATTATTTTTCCGTCATTGAATGGAAGCGGTTTAAAATCAAAAGTCTGCTCTCCGCTTACAATCTTTTCCTCGAAGCTGTCTCCCTCACGAACCAACTTTGCGTAAATGTCCTTAATCGGTCTGATAGAATACTTCTTTGCCAATTTCTTAGCACCTCTGTAATCTGTCTGATAGTTAAGCTGATTTCCATAAGGCACCAAGTAGCACTCCTTTGAGTAAAAATCCAAGCCAAGATAAGCACCTTTTAAAAGTCCGGCTGTGAGCTGTGACTGATTATATTTCTGTAAAGACGGATTATCGTTGATGAGTGCTAATGCGTTCTGCACAAATCTTGCTTTGTTAAAATCCTTTGGAAGTGCTTCTGATACGCTATCCAGCTTTTCAGTAAGTACTAAACTGAATGTTTTCTTTTCCGCAACTGCTGTATTTGCCATAATTATCCCTCGCTTTCCTCAATTATCTTTAATTCCTTTTCTTCTCTTTCAAGTTTTTCTTTTGCCTGCGCAATCCTTGATTCTGCACGCTTCTTAAATTTATCCTTGACATACTCAAAGTTAGGTTCTGTAAGAAACATGCGGTCAAAATCAGTTATTCGCCCAACATCATCTTTTCTTGCTGTACTTAAGTAGTTTGGAAAAATTCTATCAACAGACTTGTATGTCTTAGGTTTCTCTTCTGCTTCGCAAACCTGCACTGTAATTCCTACTTTTCCGTGTCTTTCATCTGTATTCAATTTGTAAAAATAAAGTTTCATATTATCCCTCCACAATCTCTAATTTCTCGCTATCATTAACAATCAGCATGATTAACTGGCTATTTACCATTTCGGCAACTTTCTTCTGATTATCCGTACTAAGGCTTTCAGAATCATCTAAGATAATAGGCACTGATATGTCACTAATCTTCTGAATTGAATTACAAATGTCTACTCTGCCTAAAATCCTGTTACCCTTGTTGCTCATAGTTGTTAAAATGCTCTTTCCGTCAATAGTAGGTATGCAACAGCTCTTATAATTGCCGTTCTTAGCATATTCAAATAACTGCCACTTAACTAACCCAAAATGGCTGTTTACTGCTTCTGTTAAGGCTTCGTTCTTTGCCTTATCCAGTTCATCAAGTAAATCAAGAATCTTCTCGGCATTAGCTTTATTCTGTTCAGAATCAGTCCTTATCTGTCTTAATTCTTCAAGTCGCTGTTCATCTGCTGCCGTATCAGCCTTTGCAATCTGGCTTTCACATTCTGCTAACTGCTGCCTTAAAGCTGCTTCCTGTGACTTTAATTCTGCCTCAATCGTCAAAATATCGTTAGCCTTGTGCATAGCTTCTTCTTTTTCAGCAATCTGCTTTTCAAGTGCCTTGTATTCTTCTGTAGCTGATACATCAATTTCCTGTGGAAGTTCTGCTAACTGCTTTTCAAGGTCTGCTAAATCAACTAAATGCTTTTCTAACTTCTGCTTTCTGTCAGCCAATTCCTGTTCAGCTTCAACTAACAATCCTTTGATTTCATCAAACATTTTCTTAGCTGTGTTACCCTTATCGGTAATTCTGCTAAGTTCAGTTTCTTTATGTGCCTTAAAATCTGCCTTTAGTTTCTCTTTCTTTTCCTCTGGGTATTCCTGTTTACAATAAGGGCAAATAAGATTATTCTCGTCAAATACACGCTCTTTTTCAGCTTTCCATTCGGTTCTGCTATCATCAAGTGTTTTCTGATATTCAGCTATCTTGTCCTTATCAAAACTAACAACATCTTCTGCGTTGCTGATTGACTTCTTGCTATCCTCAATCACATAATTAAGGTTACTAATCTGTGATTCAAGTTTTCTCCTAGCCTTGATATTTTCTTCATTAGCTTTGCGTGACATATCACTAAGTTCAAACTTCAAGTTAAGAATATCCGAACTAGCTTTGTCATATTCAGCCATCAGCTTGTCATTGTCAGTCTGCTTTGCCACGCAATCAGCAATCTGTTCTTTGAGGCTGTTTTTCTGTAATTCAAGGTCAGATACATCAATAGCCTGTTTAAGTTGTATATCTCTTTCCTTTTCCTTAATCTGTCCGTCAAGAATCGGCAAATCCTTTGTGATTTTAGTCTTTGTAGCTTTATTCATAGCTGATAATTCTTCAACTGTATACTTATTAAGCAAAGGAACTAACTCGGCTAATTCAGCTTTCTGTGAAGCTATATCAAGGTCTGTAACATCTTCTATAAGGCTGAATAGGTATTCTCTCATTTCTGCCGGCTTCTGATTAAGAAATGCGTTCACATTACTGCACATCTTAAATACATTCATATCCACATCAAGATATGTGTTGAAATCCTTTAATGTCTTAGGCACATCATTGATAAAATACTTGTTATCGTCTTTGTATGAACCGCCATCCTTACTGTAAGTACGCTTCTGCACTTTCTTCATAGTTATTTCTTTTCCGTCAACATCAAGTGTAAGTTCAACGCTTGTGTCCATATCATCAACTGACTTTCCGTCAGCCTCTCGTCTTACAACCGGATTGTCCTTTAATTCATAATCACAGTTAAACAAGCACCACAGATAAGCTGTGGCAATAGTCGACTTACCCTTGCCATTCTTAGCCGTAATCTTTGTAATGGCATAAAAATCAAACTCTGCGTGTGCATAGCACATAAAGTTTTCAAGAACTACCTTTTTTAAAACTGTTCTTTCCATAAACATATCCTTTCCTTATTTATATATTCATAATGAACACATCATCTTCTATTGAGAAGTTATCAACTGTCTTATCCGCAAGATAATGCCGTCTGTCAAGTTCATCAAATGTGCCGTCAATATAACACCCTGAACTGGATGCCATACCTGACAACGCTTTTCATTATCTGCTGCCATACTAGCTAATTCCGAAACAATAATATCACTATTCATCAGCATTCTCCTCTTCCTCTATAATTTCGACTCTGCCTACTGATATCTCGTAAGCTACTCTGTTTTCAATTTCATCTTCGCTTATCTTCTTCGCATAAGGTCTTGACTGAAACCTACCTGTCATTTCTATATGTGTTCCTACTGGCAAGTGACCTACGAACTTAGCTGTTCTGCCCCAAGTTATGCAAGGTATATAGTCTGACTTGCCATATGCTCTGTTAACGGCTATGAGAACATCTGTTATTTCTCTTCCAAGAGGTGTCTTTCTATATATAGGCGGCTTGCATAAGCGACCTACAATCTCAACTGCATTATCTACATCCGGATTAATTTCAACATCTTCTAGCACATCTATTTCCTTGGCGAATACACTAAGTATTAGATGACTATGTTCCTCATTATCTGTATGCTTGTTGTGTGACCTTATCTGTCCGTCAATTACTACAGTTCTGTCTACATCAAGCCTATTAATGCTTATTAATCTTTCCGATACGATTACTGGAAGCGTATCTGTACTTCCACTCTTTCTTAAAACCTCTATATAAAAGAGGTAAAATCCCTCACCACATATCTCGTGTGAAAAGGTTGGCTTTTTAACAACCTTTCCTAATATATAAGTCCTGTTATTATTTATCATTTGTTACTCCTTTCTCAACAAACCCTACAACTTTGCCACCGTCTATAACTGTCACCATATCTTTCTTCTCGTACATATCAATGCAATCCTGTACTGTTATTACTTTCTCGTTTACCTGTTTCATATTGTTCAATCCTTTCTTTTCTCTTTGCCCTTGCCATTGTCAGAACGATACAAGCCAGTTCTAAAAACATCCCGAATATCGTTCCTAGCATAAATCCCTGTATCATAGCTTATATCTCTCTTTCATTATTGTAGGCAGTTCGTAGCAGTCGATATAATCGTGAGTGTCTGCTATGTACTTCTTTTTAAGTTCACTCAAACCACACCCGTATTCGTGCTTTAACTGCCCTAAAATATCTCTTGTAACTATGCTCCTTAATGGCTCACAATGTTTATTTCTTCCTAAGAGGTAACTTGTTCTTCTGCCAATGTGTGCCAGAATTTCAAGTTTTTCCACCTCATTAATCTGCTCTCTTTCGCCTTTTTCAGAAATAATAAATATCAATCTGCTAAAACTCCTTTCTAATTAATAAGCTGAAATATCATTGACACAATAAATAATATTGCTGATAAAATCCATAAATATTCAGCTATCTTGCTGTCTCTCTTTGCTTTCTTGTATGCTGCAATAGAGACTTCTAACTTGTTTCTTTCTGCTATCAGTCCCTCTACTGATATGCTATATTGTGGTGTTGCTTGTACTTCCTTTTCCATAAACTTCTCCTTATTTTAAAAATTGTGATATAATCCTCTTATCTTTTTATAGGAAAGAGGTGAAACCTTGAAAGACTTCAACGATTTTAAAAAGTTCGTCAATGAAAATGGTGCTAACATTCACTCTTCTATTCATCAAAAAGTTATGAAAAGCGCTAATAGCAATAACTTTGCTGATGAGGGTGAAAAGCACGAATTCATTAGACGTGCGTGGGTTGAAATTGGTGTTATGGAAATGCTGGAACATTACCATAACTGGCTCAATCAAGATTAAAAGCTGATTTGCCAACTTCACCCTGATACTCTTTATCTTCCTTGCTTGTCAGTTTCTTTAAGTTCTCATTCAGTTCTGCAAGCAAGGAATTTCTCTTTTTCTCAACTGCGATTAATTCTTTTATCAATCTTTCCAACTCTTACTCCTTTCCTTAAAAGCTCATACTTATCTGTGCATTAGCTTCTTTTACCTGTTCAGCAAGTGCCATAGGCAACGCATAATCATCTATAAACTTGTGTACATTATCAATGTACTTTCTTCTTATGCTCTTATATGTTGTCACACAGCCAAACTCACGCTTTAACTGCTTATATATGTCAGAATATACCGAACTGCGAATACTGCCGTCCTTATAAGCTTCACTATCCTTGCCACCAAGTACAATTACACCTTTTCTATTAACGTGCTGTTTGACCTCATCAATCTCACAGCCGTAAAGAGGTGTGTTATCCTTAAGCTCTGTCATATCTTCTTTGATAGAGTTAACAGCCTGTTCAAGTTCTGTATAACCCTGTGCTAAAAGCTGTATCTGACCGCCTGTTGTCTTTGGCATACCATAACTGCCCGTCTTTCTGATTGACGGAAGTACCTCTCCTGTAACCCAATCTGTAAATCTCTCTGCACTTTCTTTTCTGCTCTGAAAGATTGTCTTGTAAAGGTTACTCTCATTGATATACAAAAGCTTCTGTTCTCCGCCTTTTGTAAGGGTAGGAATAATATTCACACCCTTTGAGTTTAGTCTTTCCTTAACCTTTGATGGCTGTGTAAGTTCCAACGCCTTGCATACATCAGCCAGACAAAACATAGGCTCATTATCTTTAGTAATGGTTCGGATTTCTCCAAACTCTGAATTGCTAAAAATCTGTAACTCCATAAATGTACCCTTTCTTATCTGACCCAATTTTCAATCGGAATTTTTGTTGCTTCTGCAATCTTCTGTATAGTAGTTAATGTTGGTGAAGACATACTATCTCTCCAACGACCACACGTTCCATTACCAATGCTACACATTTTTTCAAATGCTGATATTGGCATTTTTCTTTCGCCGCAATATTCAGCAACCTTATCATAAAAATTTTTATTAATATCCACTTCGTTTTTCTGTGCCGTGAAATTTTCATAAACCTTGTCAATTTTTGCGGCTACTGGACTGTTTTCTAACTCTACAAGTGCTCTTAAAGCTGAAATTTCCAATTCTGCTTTTTCTTTTGCAGATATGTCGCTTTTTCTTGTTTTCTCTAAATCCTCAAGTATGTAATCTTTTAATAAATTAATTTGAATTTCATTCATTGTTATTATTATCTCCTTTTTATGTTATAATTCCTTTACTAAATAAAGAAAGGTGGTGTAAATATGCTTCTAAAATTTCAAATAACTTGCACTTGTTATAGCAGATATACTGTTAACGAAGATATATCTACTAGCAAGATTGTTTGCCCTAACTGCGGTCTTGAATATCCTTACTCTGACAAAGTATTATCTATACTCAAGACTGCTAAGGAAATACCAGAGGGTAACATTACCTCTGATAAAGAATGCTGTATCAGTGTTCTTTCTCTTGGGGAAGAAATGAGTGGTTTTTAATAGATTGTTTCATATACTCTAAAAAACCAATCATTTCCGCAACTGTTAGTTTGCTATCTTTGAGTTCTGATAAAACTTTATTCTCTAATTCAGAGATAGCAGACCTTGAAGAAAAATATTTCTCCATAAATACAGCTCCCTCACAGGTTTTGCATAAGTTGTCTTTAAGACTATTAAGATAACTTTTCTCTACTTCATCAATAAAGCTTGCCATTCTTACTCCTTTCTAAAAGTTAAATATTTTGAACTTCTAAAGCAAAAAAATAATCCTGTATATCATCTTCTGATAAATCTAATAATTTAATTGCTTTTAAAATTTCAATCTGTTTCCAAGGTCGCTTGCCTGTCATTTTAAGTGATAAAGTCCTGTCTGAACATCCAAACGCCTTGGCAAAGTCCGTCTGACTTCCGTACTTTTCAATTATGCGACCTCTTAACTTACTGTAATTAAAAGCCATTCCAATTCTTCTCCTTTCTCCGTTTTTTGTTCAATGTTTTGAACTGATTGTATAATAGCATTATTAAATTAATATGTCAATAAAAAGTTCAATATTTTTTACTTTTTTAGTTTTACATCTTGAACTTTTGTTCAAATAATGGTATATTATCAACAGAAAGGAGGATAACTAAGATGAAAGAGAATACATCAGATAGGCTTAAACAGCTAATGAATGAACGGAAGTTAAAGCAAGTTGATATTTTGAATTTATCATTACCATATTGTAAGAAATACAATATCAAGATGAATAAATCCGATATTAGCCAGTATGTATCAGGCAAAGTTGAACCTAGCCAAGAAAAGCTAGTTGTCTTAGGAATGGCTTTGAACGTGTCAGAAGCGTGGCTAATGGGATTTGATGTTTCGCCAATCCGTAAGGATAATTCAAAAGAAGCTGAAAAAGATGTTGATTTACTTTGGAAGTTTTCTATGTTAGAACAAAGAGATAAAGAAACGATATTAGATATGATAGATGTTATGTTATCTCGAAAAGAAAAGAAGTAGGGTTTTACCCCCACCTCTTCAAAAAGTTTTCTATGAATGAATACAGGTACTCTAATGTACCTGTATTTTCTATTTTATTTATGAGTTCTATTAACTTATCTTTGTAATTTTCCTCACTACTGTTATCCATAAACCTGCACTCCCCTCTCTTGCCCTTGCACGTTTGATAGCGATACGATTATTATAGAACACACGTTCTATCGTGTCAAGTGTAGCGGCGATATTGCCAACGCCAATCAAACAATATCGCCTGCCAGAACTTGAAAATGTTTAAGGGTCTTTTCTCAAAGACAAGTTTATTATACATTTATCGTTAGTATATTTCAAATACTTTCGGTCGTGTTATTTCGACTTTATTCGACAACTATCTGAAATTTGTCGATAGCTTTGCCGAATTCGCCAGCATATCCGTCCATTCCGTTGCTAGTTTCGTTGTCTATCTGTTCTGGGTAGAAGTTTCTTAAGCCGAATGGCGATACCATATATCTTGCGTACTTGTAATCTTCTCCGCTAGGTGTATAGTAAATAACTTCGATAGCGTCAATGTCGTGCTTCTTATCACCGGCATATCCGTTATCAAAATCATCATAGTCGCAACCTGTAACATAAGGTAGCCAGCCGCCGTTTAGTAAATGTACTCTATATTTAACCTCACCACGACTAACTCTAATGGCAATAGCCTTAATAGCTGTATCGTCACCCTTACCAGCCCAATCACTATCGTTAGTTACTTCATCCCACCACCTATCAGTATAAGCGGCATATGTAACATCAACAGGCTTATTACCGTTATCTTCTGTTTCTTCCTCTTCTGTATTGTCACTATCTTCTGTTTTTTCATCTTCTCCGTAGAATACAGATAAGTCGCATACTCCATCTACTCCGTCCACAACGCCGCTAGAAGTATACTGCCAGCCTACAAGATTTCTAGCAACGCTAGGTTTCTTATCTTCGTTAGGGTCTGTATCAAGTGTCATTTCATCATATCCAAGATAATACCTTGCTATCCAGTAATCGCAGTTAAGAATTTCTTCGTCTGCATATGGGGCAATGTAACTGCCATACCACGCCATACCTGTATAGATACCAAATTCATAGCCAGCATCTTCTATTGTATGCTTATATGCCTTGATTATGTCAATAAGTTTATAGCCTAAGTTCTGCATACAAGTATCTTCTATGTCCATCCATATCTTGACTTTACGTCCGTTAAGTATTTCTAAGACATGCTTAGCCGCTGTTACTGCTGCTTCTACGTTAGGTGTGTAAACATAGTTGTAAACTCCACAAATATGTACGCCAGCTAACTGACACTTTTTCCAGTTGTTTTCAAACTGTTCATCTGCATTAAGGTCACGTCTGATAACCTTAAGAATGGCGTGTGTAAGTCCTGCCACACGCATTTTGTCAAAATCTAAGTTGCTACCATTCCAAGCCGAAAAATCTCCACACTTAATCATAACTAAAATGCCTCACTTTCTACTGTTCCTGTTACATCTGAACTAACTGTGTTATCTTCTGTGCTGTATGTTGCCTTGTAAGTGTTTTTAACACCATCAAGAAAGCTCTTAAGCTCGCTGTCTAGTGCTGTATCATTTGCTAAGTATGCCGCAAAATCATTAAAGCTAGCTGACATACTAACTGTGCCACTTTCGCTGATTGTAGCTGACAGATAAGCTACCTGTTTAAGTGTTCCGTCTGAATTTTGGACAGATAATGTTCCATTTTTTTGAATTGATGAGTTGATGTCTAACATTGTGTTTTACCTCCTAATCTTATATCCAATTTTTATTTTCATTGTCCCAAGTGATAACAACATTATCCCCTATATATCCACGAAGATAACGCCCATCCCAATCAAACATAATATCACCAGAAAAAGGATTTCTGTTAATTACACATCCTCTTTGATAGTATGACCCATCTTCTGTTTGATGCATTATATACAATGCTGTAGTCTTTATCGAGTTGTTAACTACAGATAGAGCGCAGTCGTCAAAAGAACTCCAACCTTTTGAGTCTATAGAAATTTTTCCTTTTTCAATTTTCGTCCAAGCTTGCGGTTCTCCATTGATGTAAGGCTGGTAATATAATTCGATGCGGTCTCTTAACACTTCTAACTCTAATCCTGCCGAACCATACATTTTAATACCTTTACCGCTCTCAACATTGAACTGCATTTCGCCATCGTTAGTAACGTGCCACAGGGAGTTTAGTGTGCTTGGCGAAGTTCCTTGTACGGCTCCTTTCTGAACAGAAAAAATCCAATCACCAATATTTTTTGAACTTTGAATGTAAGTTCTTCTTAAGTATCCGTCTGGTGCTAAGTAATCATTCTTTAAGCTTCCATCAGTAATATCCCAATTGCCAATGCGACCCCCGGTCCCGATTATATCACTACAGGTAATTGTCCCCGTTGCACTTATAATTGTATTAGTTGATGTTAAAGTAAATGCGTTACCACTAATGTTAACGCTCTTGTTACCGCTAATATTAATAGCCCCCTTAGCCTTAAGCGTTATATCATCTGCAATTGCTTCAATTGCGGATTTAAGTTCGCCACTTTTTGGATCTTTCTTGATATAAGCACTAAGACTTGCTGTTGTAGCGTAATTTTTAAGGCTATCTTTTGTGGCATATGCTCCTGCTACTTCTAACTTAATCGCTGAACTTTCTTTACTTATTGCTGTGCTTATAGCCGCATTCATCTGCGTTGTTGTGCTGTAGCTACTTAAGCTATCCTTTGTAGCATAAGCATTAGACACTTCAAGTTTAATGCTATTGCTTTCTGCTTTTACAGCCTGCGTTATAGCATTCTTCATAACTGTGGTTGTACTGTAGTTATCTTTTAAATTCTGCTGCACACTTAACAATGATGTAGATATACTATCTAAGTTCATTTTAAAGCTAGCGTTCTGATTAAGCATATAAGCTAATTGTGTGTTAGATACCTCTTTCCAACCCCAATTACCTTTATCATCTTTAGCCCAACGCCAAGTTTTTTGAGTTGTTTCGTTGTGCGCTATTGCCCCGTGATATTTTGCGTATTCATCATTGCTATAAGTCCAAGTAAGATTATCGCTTGGAAATAAATCATCTGACGGATAAATGGGTATAAACCAGTCAACGGCTGGATAATTATCTTTTGTAGGTGTTGCTGTAACTGTATACACCATAAAATTATCGTTCGTTTGTTGGTATAAGTCAGATAACGTGATTTCATAGCTATCTAACTTCTGATTAACAGTAGAAAACTTAGTCTTAATGCTTTCATTATCAACATTTTCAGTCCACCACAACTTGTTAGTGATAAAATCACTAGCAACTTTCATCATACCGCCCCATTGAGTATAATCTTTGCCAGCACCACTTGTTATAGCTTGCATAATGACATTAAGTGTCTGTTTTTCGTTATCAAGGTAAATCTTATTACTCTTAAGTGTATGGGTGTTATCGTTATTGATAACACTAAATAGCGTTTCAATATCCAGCTTACTCGCATTGATATTAGCATTATCTTGAACAACATCATCACGAACAACTTTCCTTGTGACGCCTTTTTCAGTAAGTCCTAAGGCATCAAACATAAGATTGCCAGCTTTATCCCAGACATACATATTGTAGTCTGAATTAGCGTCTTTACCTATTTGAACTCTTATTCTGTCAGTATCTTTAATGATAATTGTGTTATCTTGCCAATAAGACATTCCATTTTCGCTATGAACCTTAAATTTGGTGGTATTAAGGTCAAGTGCTGTAATCTTGTTCGCAGCTATGCTGTCAATCATAGCATCCTTAATCTGTGCATTGCCAATAACACTTACGACTGCATTAGCGAATTCTGTTGTTAAGCTCTTGCCTGTTGCTGAGCCAAACATTAAGACTTTGATGTTTGCCACATCTGCGTTTAACACGCCTACCTGTGCATAATCTGCTTGTAACTTAGCAATATTAGCTTCATTAATTGTAGCTTTACTTGCCGTCAAATTAACAATATTTGCTGTAATAGTTTCAATCTTATTAGCCTTTAATTGGTCTATATACGCTTGATGTGCTTTTAAACTCTCGATATTAGCACTAGTTATATCAGCATTTTCAATAATTGCCTTGTTGATTAAGACTAAATCAGCGTAGTATCGTTCCATTTGCTTTGTTATCGGTCCAGCGGCTATATTGCTGTTTTCTGTGTCAGATTGACCTATAGATGTAACAGTATCCATAAGTCCGCCGTCGCATTCGTGCGTAATCTGCATTATAGGCACTTTGTAATCAACGCCACCTTTGTTGACAGTTATAATGTCGCCTACTTCAAGCCGCCAGTCACCGACAAACTTAACTGTAAGCGGTCTAAACTGAAAGCCGCCTATCTTTTTATAAATCTCATTTAAGTTAGCTTGTGTCATAAATGGATTAGCAAAGCTAAGTCCAGTTGTACCACTGCCGCTAGTGATTGTGCTAGTTTCCTTATCACCAGACTTTGTATTGTTACAAGTCAGCTTTCTTATCGTAAAATCTTTGCTAGTGGTAAAAGTAACCCCTTGCTGATAGTATTGATGTCCGTCAAGCACATAACCGCTATCTTTGTACCACTTTATTTCAAGGTTTCCGTCAGAATTAATAGCCGCATTTCCACCCTGTAGCATAGCCATATAACCAATCATTTCACGCATTGTATAACCTTGTGGCTTATCTGTAATTGTATGTGTGTTTGTTATGCTAGTTGCTAACTGTATGCCTAACTTTGTACAGATGTCCTCTAAAATAGCCTTGTCCGTACTAGGATAAGTTAATTCAGAAAAATAACCTTTTTCAGCTTTGTACATCTTGTCATAAGCTGTGTACTTAGTGTATTCGCCGTTACTTTCTTCTTTAGTTACAGTAAATATGCCTATCTGTACATACTCAATGCCGCTATCGCCCTTAACACCCTCAAAAATGGTTATATCCTTATTTTCAAGCGTGATTTCTGGATTATAAATAGAAAAGGTAACACTACTACTGCAAGTGTTACCTATGGAAATGCTATTGTTCGGATTGATTATGTTGCTGTACTTAAACTCATTAAGTGTCTGATTGTATTCTTTTCCGTCAACTAAATATTTGCTGTAATATCTTGCATACAGCAAATTGAAATCCGCACCCCAATTAATATTTTTCATTAGGTTGCTCCTTTCTGCTGATTAATTGTTAATCATAAAGCTAAGTGCGATAATCTTAGCTGGCTCAATGGCTTCGCAACTATCAAATGCACTTATATCAACTTTTGTGTATTCAGATACTTCTATTTCCTGTTCTCCTAGTTCTTCAAGTTCTGATTTTATCTTATCGTTGTTATCTTTATTTTCCTCGCGTATCTTTTCTATCGTTTCTACTACCGCTTTAAAGTGTGGCTCTAATGCCTTAATATTAGACATAATGGCAACTGCTAATCTGCCACCCATTTTAAGCTGTGCTACACTTGCAAGTGCTTCATAATGTGCTAAAACTTCATTTCCTGTTATTTTCATAGTTAATCTCCTTATTTCTGAATTAAACTTAATTTTGCTCCGACTATTAATCCATCCTCATTCTTTGCTCTTGTGAGATACGGATATGTCACATCTCCTGTGTATATTGTCATTTCCTTTTGTGTACCGCCTAAGAATAGGACTTGTGCTGTCGGGAATGGGTTATTTTCATCACTAATCACATTATCAAGTAACAATGCCTGTTCGCCTGTAAGTGGCGGTAATTGCAGTTCTACTTTGTCTTTAATAGCCACGATTGTGCCTACCATTTCTCCATAATCGTTTCTTCCTGTGTTCTTAGACCATATCTTATTTCTGCTGTATGTGTAGCCGTTATATGCTACTGGGAATGTTACTCCCTCGATAATTACAGCGCTTATCATTCAATCACCTCTTTTCTATATATTTACTTCAATAAGCCCAGACAGACTTAACCATATGGAAGACGGAATTAAGAATAATAACGATATGATAAGCAAGCTAAACAGCAATTCTTATAATTTATTTAAAGTAATCAAGGTTAGTTACGATAATGCAGTAATTGAAGCTAACAAGCCGTTCCTAATAGAAAAGGAATTCACGCTACCTACCGGCTATAAAGCAATAGGTATATGTGGGCAACACTTAGGAAGAAATGCTGGTATTACTTACACAATGGTTGGTATATCAGATGGACATATATGCCAAGTTGGTGGGTGGGCAGGTAGTAACACATACTTTAATGGCTATGTGGAAATTTTATTGTGTACAGCTTTATAATTTATTTTTTTCTGATTACCCTAAAGTTTAATAATTAAAAATTGGTAAATAGTTAATTCAGATAAGTACGCAACTGTCTTGTACATATTCAATCGCATTTGTTGAACTTGGTGCATATGCACTTAGAGTTCCATTTATATATGCAAATTTTATTATTTTTCCACTAGTATTAGCGGCTAAGTGTCCATAACCTTTGTAATTTATATTGCTTATTTCACCAATTGTGGTCCATTCTTTTGGAAATGCTTGAGTTAATCTGCCGCTGGAATGCAGGTAACATATGCCCAATTTGTGGTATATGATTAATTCAAGACCTAGGTAATTAAATATTCCCTCAATGTCACTATTAGCTATATTGCTGTTTAGTTCACTTATCATATCATTATTACTCTTAATACCATCTTCCATATGATTAAGTCTGTCTGGACTAAATGGAGTACCGCCAATAGGCTTAGCTTCCCACACTTGCTTTATGTATTGTATAAAATTCATAGTAAAACCTCACTTTCTAAGCACATAAAAAGGACACCTCACAATTAAGTGAAATGTCCTTGTCATTTTGCTATTTATTTGTTATTATTGACGTGAGCAACTTATATGTACTCATATGTGCTAATCAGAACAGGTCTACCCAATTTGTTCTGATTTTTTATAGCTGTAAATTTCTTACAGCTATTGAATTTTCTTTCTGTTTGAGCTATTATATCTCACAAGAGAACTTATGCAACATTATTGAATAATTGCAGTATAAATTCTCTTCCAAGTTGGGTAATTCGTCTATGATAGATTACTTTACCGCTGTCAAGAATTTCTTGTTTAATTTCCTCATATCCCATACTGCTGTATGGTGAGTAAAGAACCCAAGTTCCATTGACATTGTACTGAATTTTTCTATCAGCAAGCAACTTGTTAAGTTGAATAGCAGAATTTAAGTTCAGCTCTTTAGCAATCTCCGTCATTGTATATGTTTTATTGACGTGTGTTAAGATAGTGTTCTTTCTTTCTGCTTCAACTCTTGCTTGCCTTTCTTTTTTTAACTTTGTTAATAATTCTATTCCAAAGTCTGGATTATTCAGTATTTCATCAATAACATTATCGGTAGCATATATTCCATTCTTGCGAATTGACGGAATAATCTCATCAGCTACTAATGCTTGAAATTTCTCTGCTGTTTCATTTTTGGCTTTCATTGCTAGGCGGTAGAAGATGTTTTCTGGGATAAAATCATCTTTCGCAACTTCCTGCGAAAATCCTATTTCTAACAAATATTGTCTAACTGTATTCCATCTAACATATGTTGTTCCCTTACTATTGTCAACAAATCCTAATCCTCTGGCAACGTTTTCCAATCTTAAATAAGCAACGCCATTCTGCTCATAGCAGTCTACGCCGCAAATATTCTTAGTGTTCATTGGTGCCTTAATCTCATTGTGAGTGTCATCTTTTGTAGTTGGATTATTATAACTCATTATTTTACCTCCTACAAATTTATCATTTGCTCAAAACAGAACTTATTGCGTAGTGGGAGTATATGCCCACAATGCCTCACGCAATAATATTATGCCACTTCCTTTGTAGACTTGTCCTGTCCCTTTAAATCAAAATTATTAACATTGTCCTGAATAGTTTCTAACTGCTGTAAAACTCCCATAAGAACATATGAAACTCTTTCGTTTTCCATATTTGCTAAAACTTCTGTTACTGTTGCGTGTGCAATTTCTGATGCTATGTCAATATTTGTTACGATTTCTACATTACTCATTTGTTTTCCTCCGAAAATAATCTTGAATTTTCCGAAAGAAACTGATATGATAGATTTATCAATTCCTTTCGGATTGGTGGTTTGAGTAGCAACTAAAAGTTTTGACCGACTTGTTGCTACTCTTTTTTGTTGTCTTTAAGTTCTTTTTCTACTAACCCTATACCTTTCATAATGGTGTCGGTTCTTGTTAATTTCAATTCATCAGCACATTTCTGAATACGATTAGCTTCATCTTTTGTTATTCTGATATTAAGATTAACATTTCTAGGGTTTTCCTTATGTGGTCTTCCTGCTGGACTAATAATAATCACTCCTTTCAATTATTGCCCTTGCAATATTTATGTTATTATAATAACTGCCCTTGCAATAATTGTCAAGCACTTTTCAATAAAAAATGGAACGCACCGAAAGATACGCTCCATTAAGGGGATTATTTTTCTATAAAACGTGGTATAAAGCTAATACTGTTATAACTGCCAGCTCCATTGTTTTTGCAATTAACAATCAAGCCATATGCAGTGATTTTATCTCCAACCTTATAGTTTCCACTTTTTAAATTAAAATCTTTTGAAAAATATATGTATATTTTTTCTTTGCCATATTCGTTTTTGTTCTTAACGACACCTGTAAAAAATCCTGCCTGCAAGTTGTAGGCATTAACAACTTTACTTATACTCTCATCTTCCATATCCTTTGAGGATAACGTATAGCGATTAGTAAGCATTATATCTATTTTTACATATTTGTCAGTTAAATCCTCATTCGTAAACATAATATGGTTGTAATCCATTTGCTCGCATACATATTTGTACTTATCTTCATCAAGATAAGACATACCATCGTCAAGCATATCTTTAGTGGCAACTTCTGTTGATTGTGTTTTAGTTTGTGTGTTTGCTACGATATTATTATCGCTTTCAGTTATATTATTAATAATAAATAATGCTGTAACAAATACTATTCCTGCCAATACTGCAATCGCTATCTTCTGTAGCTTCTTTTTGTTATCTTTTTCATTCATCTTGATACATTCCTTTTATTAAAAAATCTAATGTAATTAAAATTATATATTACCAAAAAATCAATCCACATCTTTTGCATATAAACCTATGCTGTGAATAAGTTCTGCCTTTTTGCTTAATTTTTTCTTTCCTATTGACTAATGTAAATGGTCTAAACGGATTCAAATTAATAGTGTATCTTGTTTTAGTTTTCTGTGGTATAGTTGTTGTAATCTGCGTGTGTGAACATTCCCAACTATTACATCTTGGGCAATATACTTCAACTAGACCTTTTTCTGTTGCTCTGTACACTCCTTTAAAGTTAGAATTTAACGGTTGCTGAACTTGTGGTTGCTGTTTTTTCTTTATTCCTAATACTTCCAGCATTTTATATAAGCCTTTTTTTACTGACATATACATTCCCCCTTATCTTTAGTACTTTAAATATATTCTTTTATTATTTATTTGTCAATTAATATGGAAAAGCCGCTTGTCCTGTCATATTGGTGTATTGATTGGCATATCTCTGTGTTGTCCTAAACACTTCCTGTCCGTCAATCTGCACAACAATGTTTCCGTTTTGTTGTCCTATATTCGCATTAGCAAATACTTCTGACATACCCTCAATAACAGCTTGCTTAATACCTTGTGTTATCTGGTCGTTGTTTGCAACTGCCGTCTTGCCATTGCTGAATTTACCAACCATTTCATTATGGTTAGCAAAGAAAAGTCCGTCCTCTGGGAAACCACCTGTCGCATATGCTCTAGGTATTCTTATCTGAAATGCACTTCTTGATACATTTCCCTCACTATCAAGTATTTCACCGCTAAAATTGCTTTCAAATGAGTTACTTAAAGCTCTGCGGATTCGCCAAGAATTATTATCAATGGTATCTGCCAATGAGTTCATAAGTTCTGTACCGGTATCATGGCCTATATCGCCTGCATTAACTCTATCCATAATAGCATTAAATGCGCTTCTGGCTCTATATGGTATATCACTAATATTATTAGCAAAATTATTTGTTAATGACGAACCTGCATTAGCACCGACGCTTCCCATTCGTGAGAATACATTTTCTGTATTTGAGCCTATACTGTTAATTTTATCAATAACCGCATTTTTAGCTTCTTCATAGGCATTTGATACTTTCTGCTTCGTCTCCTCTGATGTTCCAACTGCTGTATCTTTTAACTCACCCCAGCAAAACTCCATATCGTCACTAGCACGTTGCCAATTATCTTTAGCTTCATTAACTTTATTTTCATTGTCTTGTACAGCTTTTTCAAGTTCTCTTACTTGATATTCAAGGTCAACTGCCGCACCAACGCCAGTGGTATCTAATTCTTCCGCAACACCTTGCGTACCTTGTAATGCCCTTGTCATTTCATCTTGCTTATCTTTAAGTCTTTGTTTGCTATCTGCAAGGGTATCTTCCATTTCTTTAAGATTTTTCTTAGCTTTATATTCATCTTTTACAAGCTGAATATAATCTTCCCTTAAAGCTTCAAGCCTGTATTCCTCTTTCTTTTTATCTATAAGTTTTTCAATTTCTTCTTTTTGTCCTGTATAATACCCTGTTTGTGTATCTATAACTCCGCTTAATTCTGGAACTTTTTCAACAAGTTCCTGTGCCATATCCTTAAGCAATTCTTGCTGTTCCGCGGTTAAGTTTGTTTGCTCCGCCAATTCAAAATATTTTGTCTTAAGAGCATCTATGTCATCGTAGGTTGATGTATTCTTCCATCCTTTTTCAATAGCATCTAAAGAGCTTGATATTTCTTTTGTTGTTTTATCGACTTCATCACGAACATTTGCGTATTCATCACAATATTTCGTAACTGCTGTTGACGTTAAATCCATATTGCTATTGATAGACATTATTCCTGCCACCAATGCTGTTATTCCAGCCATAGCCAACCCTGCCGGTCCGAAAGCTGTATATAACCCTGCCGCACCTATAGCCGCACCGCCTGCTATTTTGGTTATTGAAGCTATAAGGTTGTCACTTCCTTGCTTTATATCATCAAAGCCGCTTTTTATTAATTTAAACTCCGCAAAAGCCGAAATACCGCCAAGTAATGCTTTTTGGAATAGTGTCATATTATCTCTGACAGCAGTTATTCCGCCGTTTAAAGCTGTGAATAATCCCTTATCCTTAATTACGCTTCCAAAGTCCTTAAAGCTTGTTGTAACCTTTGCAAGTTTAGGGTGGAAAGAAAGAAGTGTAGCCGCTGTTTCATCATATCCCATTTTGGATAACTTTGTCGCTAACACTACATCTTCTGTTGCTTTGCTTAGAGAATTAAGCTTATTGTACGTTTTAGTTATGCTTTTTATTACATTTGTACCACCTATCGCCTTAAGAACTTTAGGAACTGCCACAAGCGATATAAGAAGTGTTTCTATTGGTGCTTTAGACAGCATACCCAAGTACAACTCAATAGCCGCTTTTAAGCCTTGCACAAGTACTTTAGCCGCCGATTTAAACACCTTAGTCCAATTAATGCCTGCAAGGAAATCTCCCATTTTCTGACCGATTTTAAACCAAGGAACATCATCTATAGCCTTTGCAAACCAATCGAAAATTCCTGCCACAAGGTTAGATGTATCTTGCCCTGCCTTAAAGAAATCACCAACCGCAAAATCTTTAAAAATCTGTTTAACAGGTTCAAGTGCCTTATCAATCCTATCAGCCCACGCAATAGCCGAATTTTCCATATTGGCAAATGCTTTATTCCAAGCCGCTTCATAATCAGCTGCTGCCTTAGTAATATCATCTGTTAAGTCAATACTGCTACCACCGCCGCCACCGCTTGAACCCTTGCTTGAGCTTGTATCATCTTGTAATTTATTTATTTCATCAAATCCCATAAGGGATAATGTAGCTTTCTTAGCTGAATCAGCTACATCTTGGTAGCCGTTTGAAATATCTTCTAAGCCATCTGATGTGTCTTTATAGCCACTTTGTCCGAAGCTCTCAAAGTCAATCTTAACGCCCATTAAAGAAGCAAGACCAACTAATAATCTTTTGATTGCAATAGCTACTCCGTTTACTATTGGCATAACCTTTGAAAGAATTGGAATAAATAGCTGTCCTGCTACCATTCCTACCTCTTTCATATTGTTACTGAACTGGCGTAACATATTACTTGGGGAGTTGATTGTCAAATTTGTTATCGTATAGGCTCTTTATCCTATACTTCTTATAGTTTCCTATAAGTTCAGAGTACATTATCACCCACGTTTTACGTTTGGTTTGGTGGTAGCCACTTCCACCTCATACTGCCCTATATGCAGTAGTGTCGGACACTCTTGGGAATATTATATTTATTCAATTCCTACTCGTTACGATACTCAATAGCCTGTTCGCAATCTATTGAGTTATCTCGGTATTAGCATAGTTGAAAACTTTAGCCTTCACCGATTTTGCCCGATTGTCATAAGATATTTCTATTCTTATGCAACACTTGGAAGATAAGCTATATCATTAACTTTCTTCCGTCTATTAGCTAAATCACCCCAAGATACTTTACTTTGGTCTAATATTGCTAACACTCTTAACTGTTGTTTTTCCATCTGTGTCATTTCAGACACCGACTTAGAAATGCCTAAGTTGTAAGCATATGTCGCTAATGTAGCATTAGTAATATCAATACCATACTTGTACAACGCCCTTGATTGACCGATTAAGCCGCTCTGTAAGTTCTGTGCTACTGTTGAATAGTCCACATTAAAAAGCGAGCTTATATCGCCTGCAAGCATTGTCATTGACTTTGTTATAGCCGTTGTCGCTTCACCAGTCTGCCCTAATGAGTTAGTAACAGAAGCTAACTGCGAAGCATATTGTGTTATTTCTTGTATGTTAAGCCCTAAGTTTTTTGCTCCACTTTCTTCAAGCAAGCCACCTTGAACATTAACTTTCAATCCAGATAACTTTCCAAGAGTATCATTTACTCTGTTCTGAAAACTTTCTGCATATGCTGTTGCGTTATCATATCCGTACTTTTCGTAATCCTTATCCCATTCTGAACCAATCTTGCCAAACGCAACCGCTTGATAGTTGAAAGCTTCAATGTAATCTGTTGTTGACTTGATTGCTTCTATAAGCTTCTTACTGCCACGAATTACCATAAAATAGGTTGCATAAAACTTACCTATTGCACTTGCCAAGTTCCAACTACTTCTAGTTGCTGTCCTAGTGCTTGTAGAAACGCCATACAGTGACTTTCGGAGTGAGTTTGAAGAAGTACCCACCTTGCTACCTTGACTAGCAAGATTAGCCAATGCGTTAGTCATTTGAATAACATTCTGGCTTACTGTTGGCGCTCTTGATAGCGTTGTCATTAAGCCATTTAAAGCATTACCTAGCTTTGGAATGTTTACAATGGCGTTTTCAATACTCTTACTGCCTAGCTTACCAAGTGACTTTGCAAATTCTGTGACTTGCGTTGCATTTTGTGGAATAGCTGATATGCTTGCAACTGCCTTTGTGACAGCTTGAAGTGATGTAGCTGTGTTAGTTAGTGCAACTGAATCAACAGAACCTATCTTTGTGATATTTTTGGCAAGCCGGGTAAAATCTGCTGTTCCTGCGTTCATATTCTGCATAGCAGAACCTAACTGATTAACACCATTTGCAAGACCACTTAGCGATGAGCCGTTCACAGTCGCAAGTGATGTTGACAACCTTGTAAGCTGATTTATCAGTTTATCAACAGAATTAATAGCTTTAGTGGCAGTACCGGTAATTTTGACTTCTAATGAATCTAATTCCACGCCTTAGCCTCCTTTTATAGGATTGTTGGCGGTAGTCCTCTCTTTTCAGTCTGTGCCGCCCATTTTTGCTCATTGAGTAACATCAACTGTAACTCCTTATCGTATGTATCTTCTTCACTTTCTTCTGTTTTTTCTGATAAAACAGCTTGTTTAGGATATTCAATGTGTACATCTTTATTAAATGCTGCACCTATTCCGCAAGAAATAGCCGGAATTGCATAAACTAAAAACCAGTTATACATTTCTGCGTCTCGATTTTGTCTATCAATTTTTTTACCTTTTGCGTATAGTAATAATTTTGTAGGTGTCATTTTTAAAAAGTCCGAATAACTAACGCCTAGTGAACTGGCTAAAACAAAGTATTCTTCCCAAATTATTTTGTGGAAGTCTGCTTTTTCTTGTGGTCTTGTGGTACTACTGTCGGCTTCTTCTGCTCCTTTTCCATCTCTTCTACATTGTTCGCCATTTCCTCTAGCGTTGCCGTTATTCCGCTCAACTCGAAAAAACCATCATCTTCCATCGCTTTCTTGATTTCTTCAAACAATGTTCTATATCCGTAACTCTTATCTGTCTTTCTCTTTTCTGTAATATATGCTCTAGTGAGTTCCTTTGCTTCATCCATTGTTACAGGGTTATTATCAACACAACCTGCATAAATAGCTAATATGCAAATCTCTGGCACATCTGCTGTCATATTTGCTAATCCATCAAAGGAAGCCTGTGCAACACTTTTATCTGTCTGTGCAAGTAAGTAAGAACCATTAACAACAGAAAACATTTTCTGCACTATCTCTTTACATTCTGCTGCACCGAATGAGAACTCAACTTTATATTCTTTTCCATTTACATTAATATTCATCATAATTTTTACCCTTTCCCACCCTATCACCATATAGGGAAAGGTGCGGATTTTACACCGCACCTACCTTTTAAAATAATTATTCTGTTACATCATCAAGATATGATGTGTAGTCGGCTGTTTTGGCGTTTGTGCCACCAATCGACACAGCCTTTGATTTAGTCGATTGGCTTATTATTCCCCCACCTTTGTTACTGTGAATGTGCCACCAGCACCCTCGACAACTTGAAGCTTGTCTGTGCATTCGATAGGTGAAGTATTAGGAACTGCTGTTACTGTCATTTCAAGTACCGAATCAGTACCAGAAACATCATTAGGTGTTGCTGTTACCTGCCCCACAAATGCGTACTTAGCAACCGCACCTAATCCGTCAGAACCATATAACTGAATAATATCTAACTGCTTACCCTCTGCTTTGATTAAGTCCTGCAAATAAGCCTTTTCAAGGTTTCCTGTGTAAGTCTTAGCGTCAGATGTTTTGATACCCATTAAGAAAGTCTGTGAATCATCTTCAAATGTTGTACTTTCAACTGTGTTAGGTGCTGATACTGGTGCTGAAATCGACTTAGCTGCAACCATTAACTTGTATGAGCCTGCAAAACCATCTTCGCTATGCTCCTTGTAGATAACCCTAGCTTTATAACTTGTACTTGCCATTGCTTTGTCTACCTCCTAAAAATTTGCAAAAAAATAAGAGCATTTCTGCTCTTTGTTACATTAATCTGTCATTTGCCGCTATCATTCGTCTGAATCTAGCGGTACTCTTGTGTACTTTATTGCTGATTGAAAATTCTGGCATTGCGTTACCTTGGAATCTCATTATCTTGAATGCATCTGTAATTATTGCCATAACTTTGCGGCAATCAGCTTTGCTTGTGTTAGTAGTAACATCTACTTGGAATGTTGCTAGCAATGCGTTTATTGTTTGTCCGTCAAGCGTTTGTCCTTGTTCTACTGCTGGCAGTAAATGAATGTATACTGTCGGGAATACTGCTTGACCGCTGTTTTCTCCCTCATTTGTTATAACTATTTTAGGATAAGTTTTTTTGAGCTGTGTTAGGGTTTTAGCCTTGACAAGTGCTGTGACTGTGTTTTCAAGGTCTATCGCCCAATCGTTTGCATTCGCCATTAACTAAACACCTCTTTCGCTATACGCTTATACTGATTAACAATTTCCATTGTGGCGTTATACATAGGCATTGTAGCCTTGACGCCGTGTGTGTAGTGCCATTGATTATCATTACCTAAGTAGTACCAGCCATCTTCAAATGCGTGTATTTGCCCTGGGTATGTTCCTACACCCAAGTTAAAATCATTAGCCTTAGGGTTTTCGTTGCCGCTGTTGTAGTAAATACCAGCGCCAAACTCAATCGCTAATAGTGTGTAAAATGGCTCTCTATCTTCCACCTCAATAGTTTTACCGGTAGCAATTAAAATAGCTTGGCAACCATCTTGAATAGGCTTTTTATCAACTCTCAATGTTACTGTTCTGCCTAGCGGACTTTCGTTGATACTCATAATTGCCGCTTTGTCACCTAATTCTGCTAGTCGTTCAACAAACAATTCACATTTATACTGTAAACTCTGCTTATACTGTTGTAGCTGTCTGATAGCTTCATTTACGGACTTTTCAGACAAGGATATATTAATTGTATGTCTTGCCATAATGCACCTACTTTACAATTGCTTTAAGCATATACTTAGTTGAACACAATGCCGGTTTCGTACCTACAATCGTGAAGTCCGCTGATGTTTCATCAATGAGGCTATCATCTGTGTATGTAGGCTTGCTATCAAGCCAGATAAGGTCGCCTTTTTGGATAGGTAACATATTCCTATCTGTCAGCAAAATAGCGTCAAAATCAGCTGTATCAAAGCCGTATTCTTTACTCTGCGCTTCTCCACCGCTAAATGATATGTTAGCTTTAAAATCAACCGGCTCTGAAAAGCCTGTTTTCTCTTCAAGGACTTTGGGTATCTTATTTCCCTCATCATCAAGATAAGGAATAAAATTACCTTCTGTGTCGGTATATCCTTCATAGAGAATATTGCCGTCATCGTCTCTTTCATAGATAGTTACTGTCTGCCCTTGAAGTGAATACTTCATAGCTTGCTTATTAATATCAAGCATTTACTTCACATCCTTGCCGAAACGCTTCCATAAATCGGATAACTTCTCCCAGCCAAACATTGCAACAAACGCAACGATAAAGCCTGCCATAATAGCCGCAAGTATCATATACCACAGTATCGTCATATGAATGTACTGCATATATGCGATAAACGCCGTAACTGTGATACCGATAGATAAAACGAACACAATTATGTCCGTAGGTACTTTATTGAATATGCTTATGTTCTTGATTACCTGTGTAATTACAGATACAAGAAAAGCAATAGCTCCGATAATTGCTAATATAAGTGTCATATTTGCAATTAATGTCTGAATAATATCCATTATCTACACCTCCTTGTCATCATTAAGTCTTGTCTCTATGCCATCAATTCTGTGATGTGCTGACTTAACACTTTCTTCAACTTTAACTATCCTACTATCGTGAGAATTAAGTTCTTTACGCATTTCTGTGACTTCGTTCTTAATCTCCGTTGTATTGTTGGATATTGCGTCAAGTTTCATATTTATTCGCGTGTTCTCTTTCACACGTTCTTCAAGTTCTACTCTGTCACTTCGTTTATCATTCTTAGAGTTGAATGATAAACTGAAAAATCCGAAAAAGACGGAAAAAGCAACTGAAATTATGCTTATAATTACTGCTATTGGCATTGATATACCGCCTTTCATAATTAATTAATAGGCACACAGCCCACCACCCTTAATGTGTGCCGCCTGCTAACATATTGCTGACATCAGCAAAATGCTAACGCACAGTCTTCTATAACACTTTAGCGAATGGAAATACCCCAACAAATAAGCTATCTCTATCTCTCCAAGTTCTGTTTACACCATTTTCGCCATAGCTTGACATAAATGCTTCGCCTGCCTGTGAATGGTCATAGACCGCAAGATTAACAATAACACTTTCAAATTTCTTCAAATCTTCGGTTATCATTTCATCTGTGTAGCTGTCGGGGTAGTTTCTTCTTGCCTTTACATCTTCTGTAGCTTGCTTAATGAGCTGTTCGATTATCGGGTTATCTTCTTTGTTATCGAACACTACCACATCAGATGTCGTTTTATCATCATTTGTGACTGTATCAATATGAAATTGTTTAAGTCTGATTTTGGCCTGCTCTAATGTGGTGTATTCCATAACTATCTCCTATAATCCTAATTTCTCGATTAACAGCTTCTTTAATTCTGCTCCTGTGAGTTCTTCTGCATTGTCTATACCTTGCCCTGCGGCAAACACCTGTAAATCAGATGTAGACATACGATTTATAGCTGTCTTATTTAAATCCTTGCTATGTTCATTCGGCAAATCTACAGGTTTTACAGAACTATTATTATTCTGCATACCTTTTATTAGTGGTTTGCCGATTTTATTTTCTGCGGTTGCAAGTTCTTTAATCCTTAGTGGGGTTGTTTCAGAACCATTCCTAGGGTATTCATCTCCAACTTCGTATATGTGATTAAAGTCTTGTAAATCCATAAACCTGTAAATTACCTTATAACTCATAACAATTCTCCTTACGCCGCTTCTGCCTCTGTGATTGTAGACTTAATAATTCCGTCAAGTCTTTCAGCAAAAAGTACAATGCCGGAAACCACTGTGTCAGAAGCTGTCATATTGCTGTAGTCCGGTGTTTCGTGAATACCAATAAGGCCTGTCTGGTCTGATGTGAAATCAAACGCTTCTCCGAGGTCTGCACCATTAACAGGAATGTAATACAGTACGATATTGTCTTTTGCTGTTGCGTAGATGGTTCCCTTTGGTACTTTGCTGTCAAAAATAACAGTTCCAAGACCGAGGAAGTTCTCTACATAAGTCATACCGAATGCTGTCTGTAATGTAATCTGTGCTTTAGCAAGATAATCAGCTACATCAAGTGGATTCATAAAATACACAGCTTCGATTGAATCGTCTTCAAACTTGACCTGTAACTGTCCCCAAGCCTGTGCAAGTGCTGCCTGAAAACCTACGCCTGTTGCTGTTCCTGTGCCTGTTGCAAGGAATGTGAAAAAGTCGCCTCTAATGCCTTTCTGAACATCAAGTAACATTCTGTCAGTTGTCATCTGTACCGCCTGGTCATAGCCTCCACTGATAATCGCCTCTGCCGATGTGGCTTTTCTCCACTTCTTCAAAGTAATTTCCTTGTAGTTTACTGCAACTGTCTGATACTTAGAGAGTGGGATTGTTTCGCCCTCTGCGACTTCTCCGTTTTCAAGTGTTCCTGTAGCCTTGTAGGACTTTAATGTGTAGCCTGCCTGCTTTGGAATCTTTCTTGTTACTCCAAGTGCCTCAATTAACTTCTTGATGTTTTCACTAAAAATGTTTACAAACTCAACCTCTCTTGCTCTTACAAGGTCAGCTTTCTTAATTAAATTTTCTTCTGCCGCCATATTTACCTCCTAATTAAATAAATCCATATTCATAGCAATAGCTTTTCTACGCTCATTTCTGTCCGGAATAGCCATAATCTGTTCCTTTGTCATGCCGGAATATTCTCCGCCTGTATTAACTCTAGGTCTTGATTTCATCCATTCGGTCTGTGCTTCTGCGACTGCTGCTTTCTTTTCAGCTTCTATAATTGCTGCAATAGTGTTATGGTCTGCGTCCGAAACTGCATCAATCAGTTTTTCTACAGACTTTTCAGATACGCTCTTGTAAGCATTAACCGCTTTAATATGATTAAGTTCTTTTACAGCTTCCTCATACTTCTCATTCTGTAAGCGTTCCGCTTCTGCCTTAGCTTCCGCTTCCTGCTCCTCGGTTGTCTGCTTTGCTCTTAAAGCCTTGGTAAGCTCTCCTTTTTCCCTTAAAGCCTTATCAAGTGCCTGCTTTTCCTTGGCTCTGTCTGCCTTTTCTGTAGCAAGCTGTGCCATCAGTTCTTCAACTGTGGGTGTATTTGGCTTTACTTCGGTTGTCTGTGTATCTGTTGGGTTTTCGGTTGCTGTTGATTTAGCTTCATCTGCCATTTTCGTTACCTCACTTTTCTGTGTTTTCTTGACTTCTCTGTCTCATTGTGTTTTATCCACTTCTCTGTGCATATAAAAAGCCACTAGGATAATTCCCAGTGGCTATATACCTTGATTATTTATTTGTTCTGCTCTTATCAATCAGAGGGCTGTTGCTAACTTGGTCGCTCAAATCTTGCATTATGCGGTCATTGTTAGTTGCATCATCTTTAATGTTGCTCTTTTGTATTTTTTCGACTGTTTCCTTGCTTGCTTCCCAAACTTCGTTAGGGTCGTCAAATACAGGAATTGCATTAAGTACTTTTCCTCCATTAATGCCTGCATTAATAAGTGTTGCTATACTGTTGACTTTTGTTGATAACTCATATAGCTTTTGTCTCTTAATGTTAATTTCAATATCCTCAAGGCTTATAAGTCTTAATGGGCTATCTTGTGGGACATACGGACTTTTATCAATAGCCGCAAGAACTACTTCTAGTTCATCCATTTTGCAGCTTTCGGTTATCATCTGTAACTTTGTTGCTGCTGCCTCTGCGTGGTCCCATCCACTTGCATTACTAGCCGCAACACCTGTTATGTTAGATGCATTGTCATTAGTAAGTGGCACGTTGCATTTTTCAAGTATCTTATTTCTACGATATTGGATGTTATTGAGCATCCCTGTGTAATCGTAATTAATTGCAAGAGATTCAACAATTGGTGTCTTTCCGTCCGCCGATGTATAAGTCTGCATCCACTCGCCAGATTTTGGTTTCCTTACAGTTTCTTCAATAGTCTGCGTGCCATCCTCATTGTCTGTAACTTTTCTCTCTACAGGGAAATCAACATCATTTGTATGCCAAACTGCCTGTGTATTCTGTTCAACATCGTTAGTAAAATCAGAAATAAGCAAGTTAAGATTGTCTAATTCTGATTTCTGATGTTCCCAAACTCCCATTCTGTCATATGACCGGAAATACTCAATGATTGGCACAATTCCAAGTGGATTCACTTCCCCGCTTCTTTGTTGATGCCTCCACGCTTCTTTTTTCGTATAATCTCCGTTCGCAATCTTATTGAGATTAACCACTTCAAAGCGGAAATCTTTTGTAAAGCAAGTGTAGTAGTTGTTCCCGGTTATTCTATCGTGTCTGTAAGTAACGCCCATCATTGTTCGCTTATCGGAATAATAGCTTGACTTCACTACAAATGATGTTCGTGGGTCTAATATGTCTAATGTAAAATATGGTTTATTCTTTTTCCATTCCATATTCACGTCTACAAGAACATTACATATTGCCCCGATTGTTACATATCTTCCCAAGTCTTGTGTCTTTGCTTTAATCTTTGCAAGTTCGTACTGTTTGTTAAGCTCTGATATTCCGTCTGCGACGAATTTCTCTTTTCCATCACCATTCTGCACAAGTGAAATAGGATTTCCCCAAGCGAATGAAGTCCAAAATTCTGATGCTTGATGAGCGACATTATCTATACACTCACAATCAATGTCCGGTCTGTAAGTCTTAGGGTTCTTCCTAATTATCGGCTGTATTCCTGCATCGTAATCAAGAAGATACTGTATTCTGTTGGCGTTTTGTATGTGTGTTGAAAAGACATCTCTTAATACATCTAACACATTTTCATATGTTATTTCCGGAACATCCGTTGTTAATACAATTCTTCCTGTCTGCATTTCTTACACCTCTAATAAAATGTCATACCACTTGAGCTTCTACTCCGTGGAATTTCTTTAATTTGAAAATTGTCATCATCATTCGGCACATACCAAATCCATTTGCCGCAATGTTTGCAAGCTAGTTTGTGTGTGCGTGGGTCTTTCTTATCTGCCTTAGTTAGAAACTTATGGCAGTTTGGACACATAATTGACTTATCTTTATTTTTATAAAATTCCATATATTACCTCTTTGCATAACAAAAGCACCGCCACAATTAAGTAACGGTGCTTTCGATAAGGAATGTGTTTATGAAGAAACATCTTTGTGACTTCTTACAGATATACTATACCACGCCGGCAATGTGACATTCTATGACATCTTTTACAGATATTCACTCCCATATTTGTCTTCAAAGGCTTGTAATGCTTTAGCGTGTATCCTGTGTACCTGTCGCCAACACCAGTCTGTTTCATTTGCAATTTTTTCAAATGTAAATTTTCTAATATATCTTAGAAACAATACTGTATAATAGTCTTCATTGTTTATCTGCTCTATCTGCTCTATTATTTTGTTTTTTACATCAATATATTTATCTATAAGCTTATCAAGGCTTTCTTCCATTTGTTCAAGTCTGACATATCCGCAGCCTGTTTTGTCTGGATCTGATGATGACATAACTCTTTCTTCATTAACAGCCGCTGATATGCTGTATGATAATTCTTTATACTGTGTTATTTCTATCAATTTATTATCAATTATCTTGTTGTAATAACTTATCTGATTCAGATAATCCTTAGTTGTCATAATAGATTAACCTCCTATATCGGGCTTGACATAATGACTGTTTTTTTAACTCGATTTCCTTTTGTCATCCTCAATGCAAAGTTTGAAAATACATCTGGAACATCATCTAACTGTTTCTTTCCAGATACTGAATACTGTTTTAAAAGCGACATCATTACTCCGTATGGTTCATTAGGTTTGTAAAGTGATGCGTCTTTAAAAATAATATGTTGCAAAATCCAGTTAGAACATTGAAAAATCCTTGCCTCTTTGTTTGTTTCTGTAGGCGTATCTATAATATTACATATCCAGCCTACACTCTCTACACGCTTATTAACTTCCATTGCAACCCTATCTCCGCCGGCATTGCGCTCAAATTCGCACTCTTGCACTTTGTTATTTACAAGTACACCTGCAGCATTTCTGTATTGTTCTTCATAATCTGCTGTGTTATCACATACACAATCAATACAGTAATAATCTTCTCCATATTTCTGTAATACAGGCAACACGAAATAATCCGTGCCTTTGCCCTTAGTGTCGCATTGAGCTGTAATAATCTCTGGTTCTCCGTGTGGTAAATTGAGGTATCTTCGGATTTTATCGTCCGGGAATAATAAGCCCTCACGCTCTATAGGCTCTTGCTTGTACAAGCATCGGTATGATATTTCATCCATCAATAACTGTTGGTCTGCGAAAAATTCTTTCGTGAATCCGCTATATTCATAATCAAAGTTGCTCTCGCCTGTCACTGGATCAACATCCGGCACAGCGATGGTCTTAACTCTAGGATTTCCTGCGTACATATTTTGTATTCTGCCAATAACATCGTGTACACTCCAACGTGTAGCAATATGTATTTCTTTGCAGTTATGTCCGTCCGTATCCTGAATTTTTCTTTGCCTGGCATCTACCGCATATTTATCCCATAGCTTATCAAGTACCATAGGATTAAGTGCTTCTTCAATACCACCAATCATATCATCTACAAGCAAAAATTTGCTTGCACGAACTTTACCGGCATTTTTACTACCGACAGATGTACATTGAATACTTGGGAATGGTTTGTATTTGCCTACATTAAACTGTTCCAGCTTTGCATTAGTGCTTGTAACTGTAAGATTAGGGAAAATTTCATTCCACGCATATTCGTCAGAATTTGTAACAATGTCATACACGCCATCGTAGTACATTCGTGTAATGTCGCCCGAATGAGAGTAAAAAAGGCAAAAGTCATTAGGAAACCAGCCGGCCACTAAAGCATTGAACATTTTTTCAATGGTTGTTTTCCCTGCTCCTGGTATTAATGACACGCATAATATATCGTATTTATCATCAATCATACCTTGCAATGCTTCTGTTAGCCCCATTTTTATAAATTGTTTGCGGCGTGGCATATAAAATCGTTCCTTAGGCTCTCTTTTCTTTTCAAGATACCTAAAGCCGCTGTCAACAACTTTGTTTTGTGCTTCAATCAGTAAAATATCGTAAAACCAATTAATCAGCTCATATTCCGTTTTATTTGCAAACGCATACTTCTCTAAATCCCATATCGTTCCACCTGTCTTATCCTTGCAGAAACGCTCTATAAGCTCTTTTGTCCTTTCTGTAAGTTGTAGTCCATACTCAATATCTTTCTCGCCGTTTATGGCTACACTGCAAGCGTCTACATAGGCATTAATTACCTGTTCATCAACGCCTTTTCTCTGTATGTAGTTTTCATATCCATTTACCGCATTGATTAACTGCTTTGAAGCCAAATAAAAGCACCTCCGCCTTTTAGCAGAAGTGCCTTATAGACTTCTGCCTATAATTGTTTTAGGGTAGCTACTAACTCTGATTGTTAGCCGGTAATTATTTATTTTAATTCATCTGCTGTAACTATATGCAAAATTCCATAATTGCCTTTATCAAAACTGTCTCTTGCACTTTCGTGACATCTTGTGCGTAGCACATCTAATCTGCTTTTAATATTGCTATTGCAAATAGCCTTTGCAATAGCAGAAAATGGTTGTGGATTATCCAGCCTTGAATTAGCTTCTGCTATAGAACAATGCTTGTATTGTATTATCGCATCCATTGCCAAGTCTCTCGTGAGGTTTACACCCAAAAACCTATCCGTAACTGTATTCCATATTGCATACAGATTATCTACATCATCTTGCAATGCAACTATTAACATAACCTCACTCCTTTTTTGTGCTATTCGCTAATGATTTTGTTTCCTCTAAGATTTTCATTGCTAAAGCTCTTGAAAACTCCATATTGTCTTTAGGGTATCTTCCTAAGATTGATTTTGCGTACTCATTAACTGCCTCAACAGAAACATCAATACCCATTACTTTTCCAGATAACTCAACACATTCGGTTCTTTTTTCATCATTTGTGCATTTGTTGTCTTTGTTATATCGGCAAGTGGTTAAGTTGCAATCATTCATTTTTAACACACCCCATTCTGCCAGCTATATAATGACTTCTTGTATCGCAAACTGTCCTACAATCAATAACATTGCCCTTATCGAGGCAAATCTCAAGATGCTCACATTTGTCGCACTTTGTGTCTTTTTCTTTATATTTTCTCGGCTTGTATTCCTTAAAATCCTTACACTCACAGTCTAGGCTTGTGTCGTTTCCTTTGGCGCAAGTGTAGACGGGATATTCGTATCCTATTTCTTCATCGAAAATATAATCTTCTTCGCTGAATTTGCAAATCGAGCAATCTTTCATATCACACCTCAAATCTTCGTAAATATGTCCAAATCATAGTTATCTCTGATATAGTCAACAACTTCTTGTAATTTGTTCTTTACAAATTCATCATTAGCAATGTCTGGGTGTGTATAAAACATACAACTGTCTTTCTTGCCTTCTGCTTTATACTTGCGGTAATTAAATACCATCGTAAAAAGTGGTATTTCTGTCAGATTCTTTGTCTTGCGTCTTATCCAACGATTAACAATTCTCTCAATCATCGTTCTTCCCCCATAAATTATCTGGTAATTCCTCGCCGCCATAAATCTTGTTAGCATATTTCTTAAATGTCGGTACGCTACAACCTGCTACTTTTGCCGCTTTTACCTGTGAAACCTGCCCCGATATGTACAGGTTAATTGCTTCATAAAACTTATCTTTGTTTAGCGGGTGTACGCCTGCTGCCATAATAATCACTCCTTACCATTCTTTGCTTTCGCACCAGCTACTCTTACAAGCGTGATTCATAATGTTAATTAAAACCTTTTCAGAAGAAAAGTGAACTAAGCTGTAATCACATTGTGTTGAAAACTTTGTGTTGAAATATTCATCAACCAACATCTTGTAGTCTGTATTATCGTCCATATCACTTATAGCCGCATAATAGGTATCTGTATATCCGTCACGCTCTATGTCAGTTTCTTTTGTTAAATTATCCACTACTCTTGATAAAACCTTATCTGTTAATGGGTAGTGATATTCTCCAGTACATTCTCCGTGTTTATCTAAAAAGTATTTAAAGAATGCTTCTGTATTTTCTTTGAGTGTTTCATCGTTAGTCCAATCGTAAGCTATCTTACCAGCTCTACTTATCATTCTTTCCTCGGCAACTTCCCAATCACTTTGAGAGTATTCGCTTATCGGCTTAAACTCTTTCGCTTTTTTATCTTTGGGTAAAAAAGAATTACATTGTTCTCTGTTAAGAGAATTACACTCTGTATTTAATGTTCCGTAATTAGTGTTAGAGTAATCATTGTTAGTAATCCCTGTTAAAAGAGTTACACCTTGTGGCATTCTCGAATTACACTTTGTGTCATTCCCTTGGGAATTACATTTTGTGTTATTCCCGTCTGCTTGTTTATGTAACTCCTGTCCTGCATCTTCTGCTATAACCTCTTGCCTGATACTATTTTCCCATTTTTTAACTTCTACGTTGATAACATCATAATTAGGTCGTATATGTATAGTCGGCATTGAATTGAATTTGTATTTTGCTGTAATTACAAATTTCTTTTTCACCAACGATTTAATTGCTTTATCATACTGCCTTTCAGTAATCCTTATCTCTTCCCACCAGTCTTTTCTTTGTTTCGCAATCCAATATTCGCCGTCTTTGTATATCTTGACTTTGCTTTTGTTATCTTTAGTTGGTGCAAACCAATATAAAATTCTTGATAACAGCGTACCCTCTATCAAATCACCTGTTATGTCAATGTATTTATGGAATGTGTGGTTACACCTTGCTGATGATAGAAAATTAACTTTTGTTTGGATTTCATTTTCTGATAGCATATTTATTACCTGCCTTTCTGATAACTGCCTTATTAACAAAACAACAAACAGGCACTAAGGCTTGTGCTTTTCGCTTCGTCAAGCTAGTTTGTTGTAATCGGATAGACAGGACTTGAACCTGTGACTACTTGAATAAATCAAGCGTTACTCCCAACTGAACTACTATCCGTTGTGCAGTTTCTTGTGTTGGAAAGTATTTATGGCACTTCATTACGCTATCTGCCATCCTGTTCGCAAATCAACCAACACAAGCATTTTAATTATTCAGCAGGGATTACTGCAACGCCTGCTTATTCGGGAGCTACCCGACTACTTGATGTGGTGTGGATTTGAACCACACATAAACAAGCACTCCTGTCCTTTCAAGCCCCTAGCAATCAGGTATTCCCCTGTGGTTATGCTATGGTGGATTCGAACCACTAGCTCATTCTATCTGCTATTAGCGTTTACCCATTCCGCCACACATCAACTTACTCACACCTCTTAACCTAGGATAAGTCTGCAAACAACATTACGCACGCAGACCCAAGAAGTGCTTTCAAAACGCCGATATCGTGAATTGAACACGAACAACATTTCTGTTGGATAGCTTAGCAAGCTACTGGAATACTTTTATCCCATATCGGCAAAGTGGAGAAGATAGGAATTGAACCTACAATGTTTACCGCAAGGGAACAGATTTACAGTCTGCCGCAACACCACCAATCGTTGCCGCTTCTCCATATCGTTTTAAAAGACTAGCATTGTGAAAATGTTTCGATTAAGGTGGATAGTTGATACTGAAAAACAATGCTAGTCTTAATAGCAGTATAGGCTATGACACCTATAACAGGTCGTGGCAAAGCTTGGATGTCATTCTACCCGTGCAGTTGGGCTCAAAGAAAGTAGCTTCGCTCGCTGTCTATCCATACAGATAACTGCTGCGCTATAGGTATAACTTAATTTTATTTGCGTATTTATAATACGCAAAACCTCACGGACTATCTGACAGTCCTTAACAGCTCTCGCTATGAGGTGAAAGGAGGACTTAATGCTAGTAAACCAATAAGTCCTGTAAAGGCACAAGTGTAATTAAACACTTGAACTACCCCTGTGGGATTTGAACCCACGATACAGGAATCAAAATCCTGTGCCTTGACCACTTGGCTAAGGGGCAATATGCTATTCTTTTGTTTCAAAGAGTACCGCATTTTTATTTGCTGTTTCAAGCTCTGTGAAGTTATCCTTGCCTTTTACAACATTTGGATTGCCATTACAGGCATTACAAGGCTTTTCACAATATAACTTATGTCTATGTTTGCACTGGTAACAGTGCTTATCCTGATTACCCATTATTTATCACCTGCCTGTCTGTGATTAGCTCTGTAAGAATCAAAGCCATTCGGATAACGTGCTATAAGCTTATCTATGTTTGTCTGCATTACATCATCAAGACTGAATCCGCAAGCTTCGCAAATCATAGCAACGTACCACATTACATCGCCGCACTCTTTCTTGAGGTGCTCTAAGTCTATGCCTTTTTCGTGGAATATGCCCTTTTTAACGAGGTCTGATACCTCGCCAGCTTCGCCAGTTAAACCTAAGACACCATTAAGAAGTCCTGCTATGTCATTTATGTTGCTACACTTAGCATTGCTTTCTGTTATAGGACTAAGTGGAAGCTTGCCAGTTAATTCAATATATAATCTACGATATGCCTTTTTATCGTTAGTACGCATAGCCAATTTTTGGTATTCATTGCCCTGCATTTATAACTCCTAACTCTTTTTTATTTTTTGAAATTTTTTTGGAATTTACTCAGCTGAATTAGCCGTTTTCTGATGTGCTTATTGAATATCTTGTGATTAATTAATATGTGTCTATTATACACCTAATTAGCTTAAATGTATAGATGTTAATTGGATTATTTTTAATTAAATATATAAGTGATTTATTGGTATTAATTATATGATTAATGGTTATGTGTTATTTATATATAATTATATAATATGTGTATTATGTGGGTAATAATAATATAAATATATATTAATATATAAGGACTTTTTGTTATTTTGGATAATTGAGTGACTTAGTTGGGCGGGTCCTGAGGGACAAATAAACCCCCACCGCCCTTGTTATGTAATTGTGTCTATTTTATGCCACATTCCCAAACAATTAACACAATTAACACTATATCCATACTATAACGCCGATAAACCTTAATTTATCAGCGTTATATAAATGCTTAGCACTCATTAAGCCAGTATTTAAGCGGTTTGTAAGCTGTTTAAATTGTGTCTGAATTGTTTATAGCGTTTATCTGCTGGTTATCTGTTAATTGTGTATTGTTTTGGCTCAATTGCGGAAGCTCTGATGCGGTCTTAATGACTTTCGCAGCGCTTTCTCTGCTAACGCCAGGAAGATTCCACGCAAAATGTCGGTTAAGTATTGCAAGGATGCCGACAGGGTTTTTATTGCCTGTTGCGAGCTTGTTTGATAGGCTCTCTTCGCGAAAAAGTCGCAGTTTTTGCGCGATGTCGAAACTTTTTGTACTTAGTTTTCGCTCGCTATTCCCCCAATCTAATATAGTATCTCTATTAATTCCAGTTAATAAGCTAAATCCTATAATACTACATTCTTTATCATACATAGCACATAAATAATAATATATATATAATATATACTCTACTTTATCATAATCATACATATTAAAATTATTATCCATAATACAATTAGTATTATTTTTATTAATATTCTTATTTAATTTTAATATACTTTTATCACTGAAAACATATTTATTTATA